TTAACTAACTGATTTTAATAATCCTCTGCTGCTCGTTTGTGGTATCTGGGGCATCAATGGGGCAAAATCGGCCAGCTTCTGATTTAGCATTGCGATCTGCTCTGCGCTACAGTCTGCCATCCACGCACCGTATACATTGAATACCATTTGGGCGCTTGAATGTCCCATCTGGTTGGCAATGAAGCTCGGGTTTGCGCCAGCAGATAATGACCAGCACGCATAAGTGTGCCGTGACTGGTACGCTTTCCGGTGTCTGATCCCGGCGCGCTTCAGTGCTGCATCCCATGAGTCGCCAACCGAATCAACCTTGTAGATAAATCCAACCTGCTCACATCGCCTGACCATCTGTGGGTTAAAGACGAACGTGCATTCATGATTCACCGAACGGTTGTATTCACGTAGCTGCACGTCGATGTGATGTTGCTTGCCCATCTTTGTCATTTCAGCCTGATTTTTCAGGATGCTAAGCGCTGGCTGGATAAGATGCACCACCCGATCTGTACTTGCCTCGGTTTTCGGTAGAGTGAACTCGCCAAGTTTCGTATAATTGCGCCTGATGGTGATTGTTCCCACCTTCAGATCAATATCTTCCCAGGCTAGAGAGACCAGTTCCCCGTGACGCATTCCTGTGTACACTGCTAATGACCACAGGTTTTTCGTCTGCTGATGCCGGCATGCATCTATCAGTCGAATAAATTCGTCTCGAGTTAGCGGATCTGGTTCTGCCTTGGCTTTTTTAAGAGGCTTAATGCCATCAAAAGGGTTTGCATCCAGGTAACCATGATCTGCAGCAAACTGAAACATCCCGGCAATGGTCGTCATGTAATAGTTCACAGTAACAACGCTTCGCCCTTTTGCAGGCTTTTTACCATTTGTCGAACTCTGATAACCGGTCAGTAAATCTTTCCTGATGTACAGCAATTCCTCTTTGGTTACCGCTGAAACCAAGCGCTTTGCTCCAATTAATGGCACGACGTTTCTTGCTACCGACTCATATCGATTGAGTGCATTTGCAGAAATTTCCATTTTTTTCAGATCCAGCCACTTTTTTTCAAGCTCTTTCACTGTGATTTCCTTCGAACCCACCCCAAAAACTTTAAGGTTAGGTGAGTCAGGAAACTGCGCTGCATAGTCAAAGTTTCCGGTGCGGACAGCAAAGCATATCGATGTCCGTAGTTCCCCGGCGATCTTCCTGTTCTTAGCGGTGTCAGGGACACCGAGGCTCTCCCTGACACGCTTACCTTTAAAATTAAACCAGATGCGTAATGTGCCACCGTGGTTTTCGACGCCTGTTGGATATGTGACTTTATCCATTGGTGTTACCTCCAGACGCCCAAGAGCGATATGAGCTTACCTTTTTCATGTCATCAAATCACCCAGGCTGCTTGTTTCTCATTGACGCGACCCAGGCATCTACAGCCTTTCTGTTATACATGCACTCACTGGAAGGTTTTGGATTCCCGTCAGGCGATACGTGGATATACTCCCGCCCAACCATCCAGCACTCTTTTCTGGCCCGGAGGATGGTTCCGGGTTTGAGCCCGGTAACCGCGATAAGAACGCTTTCACATACCCACTCATTGGGCGCCAACTGTATAATCTTGCTCATATCTACCTCACACCACGCTCAGGCCACGGCAGTGGCACCACACATCAAACATCCGCTTAACCACTTCCTGGCAGTAAAAACCGTCGCAATCTCGTGTCAGGTCGTAGCGGTTTCCGTACCGCCTGTGAACCCACATTTCAAAAACCTTGTTCATTTGCTTGTTCCCGTAGATAACGTGGTCACGATCGCGTGCTGCTCTTTTGGGAACACGATAAACATTGCATGCCCGCTACTCAGCGTATAACCGCCATAGCGGTCGGCTGCCGCTGCTGAAGCACAACATCTGCGAGAGTGGCCTCCCTGGTGAAAATCGAACAACCATGAGCTGTCTATTTCCGCGATCATGTCGCCGGCATCACCGCCAATACGCTCGATATAACGTTCGAGCGCGTGAACGGTGATCAGGTAATGGCGATGGCGAATGCGGCCTGACGCTACCACCCTGGGTTCTGGGGAGCAGTTAATCATTTCACCTCCACCTCAATACCTGCGATAACGCAATGACGCTCGATCGCTTCTTTCACCCGGCGCTTATAGGTTTCCGGGTGGAAAACCTCGCTCCTGCCTGTGCCGCTCCAGAATGCTTTTGAACTGGTATCTGGCAGGGTGATGGTCAACTGTTTACCAGTGGTGACATCGTTGCGATCTTGAAGCATGGCTGCGTTGTAACCATCAGCAAAAATATCAGCCTCTTCGTCGTTCAGTTCGGCACCTAGCTTAAAGGCAATATCTTTCGCCATTGATGCTGTAATTTGTTGTCTGAGTACGCTCATCGTGTCGCCTCCCGCGATACTGTTTTGTATGCACGCAGCATGTCGCGAGATTTACCGGACAAAACCGTCTTCATGAAGAACATTCCACTGCGGTTTGCAACTATTCCTGGTGTGCAGAGCAGTGTGGCGTCTACCACGCGGTTATGTTTACGGAATTCAAAGACGGTGCTGGTGATGGTCAGCGTGGCTACCGTTGGTGTTAATCTCTCCGATGTAGTCATCGTGAAGCATCTCAAGTCCTTTTCGCCCAAAGGGTGACATCCTGAATCCGTACTTGGGATCCGCAATCACCATGTCCTGATACATGCGAAGGGCTAGGGCTGAACCCTCGCAAACGCCATATTTCTCTATGGCGATGCTTTCCACATGGTTGGCGAGAGAAAAACGCAGTGGACCGGGGTAGATACTCAAATTTCCTTTTTTGCCCGAATAGATAACTGCGATATCAACACCACTGTCTTCGTTCGGGATTTCGATAGCGCCGTTCTTATCCTTCTCTTCGTTGATGAATGCTGTTGCTACCAGCCAGCGCCACAGAATGAGTTCTTTCTCTGCGCCTAAAGAAACCCAACCAGCAGACACGGCATCCATAATGCAGGCCAACCAACGCAGCCCTTCTGAGTTGCGGGAGTCAAAGCGCGGACCATCGAATTGTTTAACCGCGCCAGACCAGCCAATTACGCGACTTCCGATCTTGATGCCGTTTGGCGAAGTTTCTGGCGCGTCGTAATTGCTGTTCATCGAATACCCTCCGGTTTACTGGCCTGTAGTTCGTCAACCTCTTTAACGAAGCGGTCATGCATGGCGTCCCACTTCTCACACCATTTCGTCATGTCACGCTTAATGGCCAGAATGCGGAGAAGACGTCGAATACAGCGCTGGTGGGCTCCGATGTACTCAACTGTTGCGCCTCCTCGCTGCCAACAATTCAGTTCTGGATTGAGAGGGTGGACGGCCTGCACATCCGGGTAGCGCTGCTCGAAGCCGGAACGACTGAAAGCTTCGGTGGTCATGAAGAACGCCAGATAGCGGATCGCCGTAACCCGTGTGAAGCATTTTTTAGTGCGTCCGTGTCGTACTGCCACGAACAAAGGGCCAACTGGCGTATCGTGTTTCTGTAACGCGAGGTCAATCGCGCTTACGGTACGGTTGTCAGTCATTCGATATCTCCCCAATCCTCAGTTCCATTTCGCGAGCCATTTCGATAAAAGTGTCCAGTGCGCAAATATGTTCTTCGTCAGAGAGCTGGCGGTCGCATGTCACACGACCTTTTTCAATGTAAAGAACAACGCGCCCGGTGAAGTTCGGAAGGACGTGCAGATCCACGTTGAGAACTGGGGTGGGGATCTGCATTCCGTGCATAATTGTTTGTTGTGAGGCCATCAGTTAATCCCTCCACATACGTATTTCTCTTTCGCGTGTTTAATTAATTCCGCAAAAATCTCGTCAACAATCATCTTTCCTGTTTCGGTCAGATATTCGGTGTGTCCATTGATATCGACACTTTTCATATACGTCTGGCGAAGAAATGTTTCCGCTTCTGTGTTGAATTCAGTCCGAGCCTGTTTTTCGAAACGCAGCAAAAGTTTCAGCATTGATTCTTCGTTAATCTCGATAACCTGAATATTGTCATCGGGCATATTTACGGAGAGGCAGTAACCTCCTGTCTTGCGCTTCATTCGGTTTAATGCCGCAATAGCAATACGGCGGCGATAAATTTCAATGGTGTTGTTTTTCATTGTCATTACCGACCGTAAGCCTTGCGCAGAAAAAGGTTTGCAATATGCAGATAACTATTTCCATAAGAGGCAAAGAGCTTTGCTGTTTTGTGTGCTGATTTATCTTTCAAAAACGTCATTATTGCCACCCCCCTTTGAGGTGTTCTCCATGGTCATTTGGGTCATGAAGCAAAGCTCATTAAGTAATGAGGTGAATCTTCCCGCTACCTTCACATCAGTGCGTGTGATTGCTGGCATAAGCAACTGGGTAAATTCAGCACGCAGCTCATGCGCATATTTATTGGCACACTCTGCTGTTTTGTGGGCTTTATTTATGTAAAGAATGTCGCCATCCTGATTGGCTGGATGGACTTTGTTATTCACGACTTCACTTCTGACGATAATATTCATTTGCATTTCCTCAGGGTGAGTGATGCCACACCGGTTAAGGCGTTAATTAATTCATTTGTTATTTAAAGTTTATAGGTGTCGAAGTCGCAAATGCTTTTATTCAATTTCTCTAATGTCTGAGTTACTAAAGTAATAAGAGCATGCTCCCTTTCTTCTTCCGCGCTCGTCATTTGTTCCAAAAGAATCCATAATGAACATGAGCAGCAGCGCACATCATGTGACCAGTCGAGAATTGTTCTACTGGTTTCTTCTTTATTCAAAGTAACCATTTCATTATTCATGACTTATTCTCCGGCCAGTCAAAACCAAGCTCTCTGTTTATAACTGAAAGGTTTTCCTTTAACTGTCGGATACAAATTTTGATAAGAGCCGCTGGTTTATATGCAACATCTTGATCAGATTCAGCGTACTCAAGTGCATTGATTACGCAATCAATATCCATTGCAATTTTGTGAATGGTCCCGTTCTCGGAAAGTATTTGCTCTGCATTCATTTCATTAACTCCGTTGCCTGTTGATGAAATGAATTTAGCAAAATGGTAAATTCCATGCAATCAATAAATGCTAAATAATTTACTTTATGTATTTATGTATTTGATAAATAGCATTATTAATTTAATTTTATTTTTTGCAGGCATAAAAAAACCGACCATCAGGTCGGTTGGAGGTAGTGTGATTAGAGTAGACCTTAGGGAGTGGGCATTTCATCATTGTCAACGTAACGGGTATGCTTAACAATGGCCGAAACAAAGTGCATTTTCTCAATGCTATCAGGGCTCAAGGTGATAGGTCTATGATCGCTATTTACACTTGAGAATTGATAATCGCCATCACGAGTTTTACTCATGATTTTTATCATGTTATGCCCATCTTTCGTTCGCACAAAAACTTCGTCACCTGTATGAACTTGGGTGTTTGGCTCTATTACGACATACTCTCCAGACTGTATACGTGGCCACATACTGTCACCCTTTACTTTGAGCCCATAGGCGTCCCTATCCGCGCTGTAGATTTGCAACCATCCAGCATGGATTTCTAGCATATCGATCATTCCGTCAATCCCGAGAATCGCTTCCCCTACAACTGGCACAGCTCCTAGTCTGACTGTTCCGACATACTCCAACTCATTTTTAATGCTGCTGGTAACATTGCGAGGGCTATCCAGCCACCCAAACGGGCGCTCCATGGCCTGCTCAATCTTTCTGGCCATTTTGTCGCCTATGTTGCGACTGCTATTTTCGCCAAGCAATTGACTCAGTTGGGCAGGGCTTATCCCACACATCTCTGCGAAAGCTGCTTTTGTCGTATGTCTGTCGCGCTTCAGGAACTCAACAATGAGCTGCTCAAGGTTTGATTTACGTATGCTTTTTATGTCCATGTCAAAATGCTCTCATTATTTAGCAATGTGGTAAATACACAAAATGCTAAATGATTATTGCATTTAATTTATCAAAAAGCTAAAGTTGGTTCATTGCAACAGGAGAGCGTAATGAACAACCAGTTACTTGCTTGGCGTAAGTCTTCAACTAAAGAGCAGTGGGAGGATCTTGCTAAAAAATCAGGCACATCTTCGGGATACCTGAATCTCATTGCCTATGGCTATCGCAACGCCTCTCCTCGTCTGGCCTTGGCGATCGAAAGTGCATCAAAGTCATTCGTGGATAAGCCCGTTATCACAAAAGAACAGTTGGTTTTCAAGATCGGAACTGAGGCGTGACATGGCACATGCGAACAACGGGAAGCTCAAATATGAATGCCACCATTAAAACGTTCGATTTTAAGTCTGATTATGGTGAGCTGCTGGCTTCAGTTCGTACCGTGCAGATTAGCCAATCACCTTGGTTTTTTGTTGTCGATGTGTGCCAGGCGTTGGGGTTGAACGATACAAATAAGGCCCTTTTGTCAGTAGATGATGAAGATATGTGTGAACACGAACAGTATTCGGGTTCGGGCCGCAAGCCAATGCTGGTCAATGAGTCAGGGCTTTATACGCTTATCCTCAAAAGCCGGAAAAAGCAGGCCAAGCGATTCAAGCGCTGGGTCACTGCTGATGTGCTGCCGTCAATCCGAGCTACTGGCTCATACAATCTCATTCCATCTAATGATCTGCCTGATTTTTCAGACGAAGTCGCAGCTGCTCGTGCATGGGCTGACGAACGTGAAGCTGCCCGTCGAGCACTTGGATACGTCGAGCGCCAGGCAAAGTATATCGAGCACCTGGAAAACCTCTTTCAGCCTGGTATGTCTCCCTGCCAGTTCTGTAAGCAGCTTAACGGCGTCAACGTCCAGCAGGTCAATGCGTTTTTATTCGAGCATAACTGGCTCTATGACGATCAGCCAAAAGCTAAGTATCCGCGCTGGCGGGTAAATAATTATGCTCGTGATCTGTATCTCAGTGAGCGTACCGGGCAGGTAGAGCAGGACGACGGCGATATGCGCGACACATTCAAGCCGATCCTGCTGCGCAAAGGCGCGGTGTGGATTTACCGACACTATCTCAAGGGGCATCTTCCGATGAAGAAGCGCTGGGATGGCAAGTTTACTCACGATACTGAGTTAGCGGGTGCAGCATGAGTAGCAAAATTTTGGGCAACGTCTGGGACGCATGCGCTGCGCATGACGTTAAGGGCGCCAAGTTGGTGATTATGGCGCGCCTGGCTGATTACTCAAACGATGATGGGGTCTGCTACCCCAGCGTTGAAACTATTTGCCGACAGTTGGGTTTGGGCGAAAGCACGGTAAGAACGGCTATTGCTGAACTGGAGTCCGCTGGCTGGCTGCGTCGTGAATCCCGCCGTAAAGGTAATCGCAACACTTCCAATCTTTATCACCTGAATGCCGATCGTCTAGAGGCTCTGGCCCGCGCTGAGAAGGACAAGGTAACTGCTCTGAAACAGCAGCGCAGAGCTAACGGTTTTCTCCCGTCAGATTATGAACCTTCAGAATCTGAACCGTCAGAATCTGGGCGTTCAAACGGTTTTCACCCGTCAGATTCTGACAAAAAAAGCGTTTTCACCCGTCAGAATCTGACCCCAGATCCACAAGTAAATTCAAAACATGATCCATCAGTAAATTCAAAACATGAATCACAAGATATTGGTGCATCCGCTGACGCTTCTGCACCAGCTCGTTCTGCAAAGCAGGAATATTCACCTGAATTTGAAACAGCCTGGCAGGCATACCCAAAACGTGCTGGTGGAAATTCTAAGGCGGCAGCCTGGAAACACTGGAAAGCCCGCCTGAAAGACGGGGTTAAACCTGAAGACATGCTGGCTGGCGTTAAGCGCTATGCGGCCTACGTCAAAGTAACGGGCAGTGCTGACACACAGTTCGTCAAGCAGGCGGCAACGTTCTTTGGACCCGATCGGCATTTCGAAGAAGCCTGGCAAACTCCATCCGCTCCCGGAGGTGGGCGTCGAAGTGCGCTTCCGGTATCTGGGTTCAGTGAGCAGGACTACGGCAAAACAGACACCAACTGGTAATCACAGGTAATCAAAATGTTAAATTTTAAACAACGCGAAGATCGGGAAAAGCTACAGGCGCGGCGTGACGCTCTGCGCGATGAAATGGCGTTTGCGCTGGAGGGCAAAAAACCATGGTGCCATGAAAAGTGGCAGGAAACCAACGGCGTGGATACCTGCGAAAAGCACGGCGAACACCAGACTCGCATCCTGACTGGGCCGGAATATCGCGGCGTTCCTGCGGTAACAATCTCCCGCTGTCCGACCTGCATGGCCGAGGATCAGGCTTTGGTTGAATCTGAGCTGCGAGCGCTGCAAGTTACCGACCTGCTGGATGAGGCGCATATCGCCCTTCGTTTTGATAGCTGCGAGTTCGCAAACTATCAGCCGGTTAATGACGCTGCGCAGTATAACCTTAGTGCCTGTCAGCGCTATGCGAATAGCTGGCCTGAGCGCCTTAAGCTCGGGACGGGGCTGATTATGATGGGTAACTGTGGTACCGGAAAAAACCACCTGGCAGTGTCCCTGGCAAAGAGCATCATCCGCGATCATCTTGCAAGTGTGGAAATCACCGATGTTATGCGTCTGACCCGTGCTGTGAAAAACACGTGGCGCCACGGTGCTGACAGTACCGAGGATGACATTATTGAGCGTTTCGCATCATTGGATCTGCTGATTATTGACGAGGTGGGCGTACAGTTTGGTAGTCCGACGGAAATGACTATCCTGCAGGAAATCATCAATGCCCGGTACGAAAGTATTCTCCCCACAATTCTGATCAGCAATCTCACCTTCGACCAGCTGAAAGAGACTATTGGTGAACGAATCGTGGACCGGGTTACCGATGGTGGCCGCAACCGCCTGGCATTTGGCTGGGGAAGTTTCCGCGCTATCGTGCCAGGAGCGACAGCATGACGCCTGTCTGGAAAAATGAAGATCTGGAAGGTGCGGTAATTGGCGCGATTTTTCTGCGCAATACCGATCCTGAGGTTCTGGGCATTCTTTCTCGTATGCCGGCGAGCGTATTCTCCGTCCGTCAGTACCGTGAAATTTATTCCGGCATCTGTCGTCAGGCTCGCGGAACCGGAGTGATAGATCCGCTGTTGCTTTGTGAGGCCATGCCAGAACACAGCGCAACGATACTCGAGTCAAGTCGTATCGCCTGGGCTAAATCAGCGCTGACGTATTATGTTTCCACTCTGGAACGTAACGCTGCCGTTCGTGACGCTGAGGCTGTAATCGAGACAGCGCTGGCTGGCATTCGCAATGCTGCTAATGGTGAAAACGCAGTCGAAGCGTTGAAAGCCGCACAGGAGGCTATGGCTGCAATTTCACTCACTCCTGATACCGTTCAACCTGTGCATATTGATGAAATTTTACCTGCAGTAATTGACCGGGTAGACGCAAGAAATCAGGGGCTGGAAGAGGCCAAACCTCTGATGACCGGTATTGAAGAGCTGGACGCAAAAACCGGTGGCATTGAACCGACAGATCTGGTCTTCATTGCCGCCCGCCCGTCGATGGGTAAAACCGAGCTGGCCCTGGACATTATCGATAAGGTATCCGAGCAGGGGCATGGCGTACTGTTTTTCAGCATGGAGATGGCCAACATCCAGATTGGCGAGCGAATGGTATCTGCTGCTGGTGGTATGTCAGTGTCCAGGCTCAAAGCGGCCGCGAAGTTTGAAGATGAAGACTGGGCAAGGTTATCTACAGGTATCGGGCATCTAACCGGGCGCAATATCTGGATGGTCGATGCCACTGATCTGACGCTTGAGCAAATCCAGCAAACAGCAACCAGTCATCAGATTGCTCATCCTGAAACCGCGCTGGTGGTTATCGATTATCTGTTACTCATTAAGATCCAGAGCACGGCGCGCTATGACCTGGCGGTGGGTGAATTGTCGAAGGGGTTAAAGCGACTTGCTAAAACAAACCGCACTCCCATTTTGGCGCTGAGCCAGCTTTCGAGAGGTGTGGAATCCCGACCGAACAAACGCCCCATGAACTCAGACCTGAAGAACTCCGGAGAAATTGAGGCGGATGCTGACATCATCATGATGCTCTATCGCGACGAAGTGTATAACCCTGAATCGCCGGCAAAAGGGATTGCGGAAATTAACATCACCAAACAGCGGAACGGGGTTCTTGGGACCGTATATCGCCGTTTTTATAACGGGCATTTTCTGCCGATTGGCCAGGAAGAAGCGAAATCAAAATCAGTCTCGCAGCAAAAATCACAACCTCGTCGGTATGCAAAAGCTTAAGGAACCAACAGTGGATCGTCTAATTCACGAAATGTCTTATTTATTCACCAAAAAGCGCTTCATGGAGCTCCAGGATGCCGCGCGAGACGTAGCTATCAGTCATAGCGACTATCCCGAATGCTTTAGTCTTATTGCTGATGCAATTGATGAGTTTCTTGAGGATAAGCCTGAAGATGAATGGCTCGAGCGGGAAAAAATCTTTATGCACTACGTTGCAATGCGCGCGATATCGCTATGGGGGAACGGCCATAAAGTTACCGATATCCAGTGGGCGCATCCTGGCTGGTTTGGCACTGCCGAGAAGGGAGACTCTATTCAATGAAACTGGAAACATCACTTAAACATTTCAGCCCTCAGGGGATGCATATCAGCGACAGCGTGAATAATACAGGAGCACATAACAATGCGTGATATATACGATGTTATGGACCGCTGGGGCGCGTGGGCTGCTGCTGATAGTAGTGGTGTTGACTGGCAACCAATCGCAGCAGGATTTAAAGGCTTGTTACCCCATGGTAAGAAATCACGCCTTCAGTGTGACGATGATGAAGGAATCATGATTGATGGCTGTGTTGCGCGACTCAGGAAGTATAAGTTTGAAGAATATGAAATGATTATTGCTCATTTTGTTATCGGTGTTTCTTTAAGAACAATAGCAAAAAAAAGAAAATGCTCTGATGGGAAAATTAGACATCAACTTCAAAATGCACTTGGTTTCATAAGTGGTGTGTTGTCAATGATTGAATAATAAATTGCTCCATCAGTTTTGATGGAGCATATCTTTGATGTTAAGGCGTATCAATACTAATGAATTAAGCATGAACAAAATAGTTAGCAGACCTAACCATATGCAACTGATTGAGATTAAAGTGTAAGGTGCTAAACCAAGCGTGAATTGTGCAATTGCTGTTGAAATTGAAAGCCAAATGGATATGTTTATGAAGCAAGATAATCTATCTAAGGGTTTTAGAATGTCTTTTTCATTTATTTCACCTACTTTAATTTGTCTAGATTTCGCATATCTCTCTCTATAATGGTCAGAGGAGAATAGTTTATCTTTCAAATTTACAATGACAAATGTATGAAGCGAGAGTAAGAATGAACCTACGGATATAAATCCGGAGAAGAAATACCCTCTTAGGTTTTTAGCGTAAAAGTCATAAAAACCATTGTCGAAAATCCCTAGCTTTTTAAATGAAAAAAATATAACAAGGGTTATAGTGAGTGAAGTTAGAACCAGCCATGTAAGCTGGTTCTTAAACGACGTTGAAGTAAATCGTTCAGCTAAATTCATGACTTTTTGCTCCAGTCTCCATCTCAGACTTGATTATACCGATAATGGGATTAGTTGCAAAAGTATCATCTGTAAGACCATTCACATGTTCAGCCATATCATCGAACTCGTACTCAATGAAATACGAAGGTGAATTTATAAGGTCAACGATTCTTTCATTCCCGTCATGGTCGATTGCTTCAATTCGTCCTTTAGTAATATTTTGAACGTTTCTAAAGAGTTGACCTATTTGATCTGCTAAAGGTCTAACTCTAGTTCTATCAGCTTCGTCGATATTAAATGTAACTTCGGTGTTCCTTGTGAATTGTTCAACTCCTCTTAATTCTGGCGAGGTAAAATCAATTGTATCAAATCTAAATCCTGCAGCTTTAATTGAACGGAAGCTTGAAAGAGTTGTGACTAAGTCATTTCTATCAACAAGGATATTATAGTCAATGCGTTGAGAATATTTACTGTCAATTGCGTCTTTTTGCAACTCGGTAGCAGTTTTACCCAATGCCTTTTTCTCAGAAGAGGCTTTTCTTCTAATGAATCTATTTGATTGAGATTGCCACTTGCTAAATAAATTGTTAAGTGAGCATGAGCCTCGGTAGTAGAGGTATAGTCCCTTGAAAGATTGTTTGTTAATGCAGAAAAAATTAAAATTAACTAGTTTGTCGTCTCCTTGTAGATCTTCAACCTTTATGGAGAATTTTCCATTTTCAATCTTAGATAAACAGTTTTTTCTTTGGTTTTTGAAAGTTAAAACCAATCCGATAAAATAATTTTGCTCTTCATTAATCAGTATTCTGCGTGAGAAATCTGTACGATTGATGGTCTGGTTGTTAGATGTCATGAAATTTCTAATAACTTCCAATAAATCAATATTTGCGTTGCTTGTGCTGATAGAAAAGCCATTTCCTTTGATTCGCATGCTAATAGTTATCCTTTAAAAAGATGCGTCTGTGTGTAATGCCTTATCAAAACAAAAAACTAACGCGTACGCAAAAACAATCGTAATCTGATAAGAGTAGTTTCTACGCCGCGATCTTAAAAACGATATTTAGACCCCCACTTCGCCGGGGGAGCGTTTTTTGGGATGCCAGCGCGAGTAATGCGCTACCAGTTGCTTTGTGCGCTATTTCATCTTGCTACTATTCCTAACCAGAGTTTTCTGTATGCCATAAGTTAACGAAATGGGAATAAACCATGGTAAAACAGCAGGATATGACGGAAGCAGCACAGGCTGTGTTTGACAAGTTGGGTACTGAACCAGTGACGGTTGGCGAGATTGCTCAGAACACACACCTGACTCGCGAACACTGCCAGTTAATACTTATGCAGCTGGTGATGGCGGGGTTATCTGATTACCAATTCGGATGTTATAAGCGCCTCTAGTGATGGAGGTATCCTGCTGTGGAAATGGGCGGCTGGTGGGTGTTAGCGCACCCGGCCAGCCATCAGCTTATGCTTTCAGGTCACAAGCTAACCAAGGCCCACTGCTTTAGCGCAAAAGCAAAGTGAGCCTATCAGAGTTGCGCTTACTGATCTATGAAAAATACTGTAAAAATAAACAGTGTTGAGTTGGTCAACGCTGACTGTCTGCTTTATCTCGTTTCACTCCCTGATAACTCCATCGACCTGATTGTTACTGATCCGCCTTACTTTAAGGTGAAGCCAAACGGATGGGATAACCAGTGGAAGGGGGATGAGGATTATCTTTGCTGGCTGGATATGTGCCTGGCTGAGTTCTGGCGTGTGTTAAAACCAGCCGGCAGCATTTACCTGTTCTCGGGCCACCGTCTCTCAGCTGACATCGAAATCATGATGCGCGAACGTTTCAACGTTCTGAACCACATCATCTGGGCAAAACCATCGGGCCGCTGGAATGGATGCAATAAAGAAAGCCTGCGTGCTTACTTCCCCGCAACGGAACGGATTTTGTTTGCTGAACACTATCTTGGTCCGTACACCGGGAAGGATAACGCCTTCGAGAGCAAAAGCACCGAGCTCAAGTTGCATGTCATGGCTCCACTGATCGATTATTTCCGCACCGCTCGCGAGTCGCTGGGGGTTAGCTCGAAAGAGATAGCCGAGGCAACAGGCAAGAAAAACATGGTATCTCACTGGTTTGGTGTGAGCCAATGGCAACTGCCAAACGAAGTGGATTATCGGAAGTTGCAGGAATTGTTCATGCGGATCGCGATTGAGAAACACCTGCAACAGAAGCTCGATCACCCTCACCACCAGCTGGTGGTCACATACCAGTCTCTGAATCGCAAGTATTCGGAATTGATGGATGAGTACAAATCGCTGCGGCGTTATTTCTTCGTATCCGCTGCGGTTCCGTATACCGACGTATGGGTGCATAAGCCGGTGCAGTTTTACCCTGGCAAGCATCCATGCGAAAAGCCAGCCGATATGCTGCAGCAGATCATTAGCGCCAGTAGTAGGCCAGGCGATATCGTTGCCGATTTCTTTATGGGGTCGGGTTCCACTGTAAAAGCTGCAATGGCGCTTGGGCGTAGGGCTATCGGTGTGGAATTGGAGCTGGAACGGTTTAAGCAGACGGTTGCAGAAGTGGAAAAGCTGGATGTATTTGACCCTGAACAATCTGGAAAAATATAGAGAAATTAAGACCTGCTCCCCGTCGCTAGGAGTTTTTTTCGAATACGCGCCCGCCCAAACATCTGAATCAATTGCATATCCTGACATTGTTGGGCGAGGCGCTATCTTCTGGTAATTAACATGCCCTATAAATCAAGTATCGCTGACTGGTTCACTCAACTGATGGGGAACCCACCGGAGTGGATGAAGTTGCTCTTTATCGTTGTTCTGGGTGAATTGGCTCGCTGGATGTACGGCGGCGGTCGAATCCGGGAACGCTGCGCTGACGCTATAACCTGCGTATTGCTGTTTTACCTGGTTCGGCCCTGGATACCTCAACTCCCGCCAGTGATGGGAGTTAAAATTCTTCCTGGCTCTGTGGCCATCATTCTCGCTCTGGTCGGAGGCTCTGTTTGTGCTGGGATCCTGGCATGGGTATTCGAGATGAAAACCGGCATTAAGGTTTGGGATAAGAAGAAAGACCGGTAATGCTCACTGAGCATTATCACGATGTCGCTCAATAGTGATTATTCATATTCAACTATGGCAACAATCATTTGTATCGCCAGTGGCCCGTCATTAAACGAGCATGATTGCAGGCTGGTGGCTAATTCAGGTTTACCCGTTATCGCAGTGAATAATTCATGGCAATTACTGCCTGGTGCAACGATTTTCGCATCGGATTTGAGCTGGTGGAATGAATACGGTGCAACGGTGCCAACGACTGCAGAACGGTGGACAACTTGCCCGCTGGCGGCACAACGCCATCAACTGCTGCAGTTTAAAAGCTGCTTCCTCACACAGTCTTATAACTCCGGGCAGCTGGCTATTGAGCTTGCTGTTACCCGTGGCGCCCGGCGCGTTTTGCTGCTTGGGTACGACTGCTCGCTGCGTGCCGGTACTCACTGGCACGGCAACCACGAAAACATACGCAATCCGACGGCTGACAGTGTTAAGCGCTGGCGCGACGAATTCGCTCGTCTGCAGCAGTGGGCCGCCGGGATTGAGATCATTAACTGTTCGCGTGAAACGGCGTTAAAAATCTTTCCGCGCAGCACAATAGAGGCTGAACTGTGACACCAGTATTTTTTGAGGGGATGTACGGACTCGGTGACAATATCTACCAGCGCCCGTTTCTGCGTCATTTCCCCGGCGCGTTTATCCGCACGCCGTGGCCTGAACTTTATAGCGATCTGGATGTGCATTGTGTCCGTTCAAACACAGTTCTGCGCACTCAGCGTAAAAACGAAATCCGCACGGATCACGATTTTTCCCCGCAGCCAAAGAATGCCAGAACAACGCGTATTTGTTATGGCCCGCAGGAGCTGGTGAACGGCGGCATTATTCACGCGTTCAGAACGCAATTTGGTGTGTCTGGCCCGCTGGTGTTTGACCTGCCGAGCTTTAACGATGTGCACCGCAAACTTCCGACCGATTGCCGCATTGCGGTGATTCGCCCGGCTACCGTTCGCACCGAATGGGCCAGCGGCAGTCGCAACCCGGATCCGCATTACCTGAATGTTGCAGCACGTTTGCTTCGCCAGTTGGGTTTCTTTGTGGTGAGCGTTGCCGATACAGAGCCAGGCGTTGAATGGATTGTGGGGCCAGCGCCAGACGCTGATTTAACGCTGCATAAAGGTGATCTGAGCCTGACGCAGCTGTGCACGCTGTATGAACGTGCCGCCTGCGTTGTGTCGCCGGTTGGTTTCTCCATACCGATGGCTGTTGCCTATAACACACCGTTGTTTGTCGTTGCTGGTGGTCGTGGTGGCCACAATGCGCCGGAGGTCGTAACCGACCCGGCCATGCCACTGGAGAAAACCCGCTGGGCTATCCCTGCGAATTACTGCAGATGTACCGACGCAAACCATAACTGCGATAAGACGATCGCCGACTTCGAAGATAAATTTTACGGGTGGCTGCATGAAGTTGTTCTCTGATGAAATCCGGCACGGTTTTGTCTGGCTGCCAGAAATTGGCATGGGCCGTTATCCGGTAACTTGTTCGCACCGCCCGTATGATGCGGAATATTTTTCCCGCTATCAGGCGATGGCAGACACCAGCTTGGGGCGTCAGCTTACTGCCGTGCGTATACAGATGGTGGCTCGCCACTATAACGGCCCGCTGCTTGATGTGGGCATAGGTGCAGGGCAATTTGTTGAGGCTAGGCCGAATACTCGCGGTTTTGATGTGAATCCGGCTGGTATCGATTGGTTAAACCAGCGTGGTTTATGGGCCGACCTGTACATAGACCATTACCCAGCACTGACGTTCTGGGATAGCCTGGAGCATATCGACCGGCCAGATATAGCAGTAGCAAAAGCCGGGCGCTTTGTGTTTGTCTCTGTGCCGATATTCGAAAGCGGCGATCACGTTCTGCGCTCTAAGCACTTCCGCAAAACCGAACATATCTGGTACTGGACACACAACGGCCTGATTAAGTGGTTTGGCGAGCAGGGATTCAGGCTGGTGGAACATAATATCAACGAAAGCATGATGGGCCGGGAAGGGATCGGGTCATATGCGTTCGAGAGATTATAAAAAGCCATGCTATCTGCAAATAGCATGGCTTGAAGTTCAAAACTACTTGCTGTGGTTCTCAGAAATTAGAATTCGCTCTCCATTAGTAACCTTAGCGGTCATCTGATGTGCAGATGCGCTGAAACCTTTCCCACCAGGTTCAAAAGACAGCTCAATCGTTCCACCAGAATTGAATACTACATGGTGGAAAGTCTTTCCATCCTTCTGCTCGATATTGTAGCTGCGAATATCAACAATATTTTCAATCCCATAAGAGAGGATGTTTTCAATGGTTGATGAAATAGACTTGTCTGAGGTAATGACAGGTATACCGTCAGAATCAGTTGTTATGGTGGCAACACCTTCCGGTTTCATCGTTACAGTTTTTGGGTTTGTCACGATTAATGCTCCTTATGTTGAAATAACCGCTTCTGTTATGCAGGTAAATGACAGTTGCAAAAAATCTGTAAATGCCTTTTGTGACTGATGATTATGCCCGCAAGAACACCAACGCCGTGCCGTGTGCGTGGTTGCACAGCACTGGTTAGCGACCGATCAGGTTACTGCGAAAACCACGAAAGCGAAAGCTGGTCGCGTTATCGCAAGCAAAAATCTCCCGGAAAGACCCCCTATGGTGCGAAGTGGCGCCGACAGCGTGATGCTGCAATGCGTCGTGATAAAGGGCTGTGTGTGCTGTGCCTCGCAGGTGGTCGTGTCGTATCAGCAACAGACGTTGACCACATCATTCCGCTTGCACACGGCGGTGCTGACACGCTCGATAACCTGCAATGCCTCTGCACTCCATGCCATCGCCACAAGACGGCGAGGGAGCATGCGAGGGGTAAACCGAAACTCAGTTAGACGTCCGAAACTCATTGTGAATGAGAATTGCTCTCACCTGTGAAGGGGGAGGGCAAATCTCTGCAGCCCGCGGCCTGCGTGACGGCCCGCTTGGTCGAATTTTTGCACCCGCGAAATTAAAAATTTCAGGATTTGACATGTCGGGAAAATCAACTGTGCCAGGGCGAGGCCGAAAACCTAAGCCAACAGCCCGCAAGGCGCTGGCTGGCAACCCCGGCAAGCGAGCATTAAACAAACTCGAACCCAAATTCACACCGATCACCCACGCCGACCCGCCCGAGTGGTTCGACGACACCGCGCGGCAGATGTGGGAAACCGTTATTCATGAACTGTGCGCCCAGCGCGTTCTCTACGTTACCGATCTGCACAACGTCGTTGCGTTCTGCGCGGCCTTTCGCAACTGGCACGAATCCCAACTGGAGGTCATGCGCGTCGGTATCACAGTGGAAACTGAATCGGGGCCGAAGAAAAATCCGGCATTAACGGCAGCCAATGAAGCTGCCCGGCAAATGGTGACGTTCGGTAGTTTGCTGGGGCTGGATCCTGCCAGCCGTCAGCGCCTTATCACACCCAAACAGGGCAGCGACAATCCGTTTAAAAACCTATGACCAGAAAAACTAACGCGAACGTCAACGCCGCCAATCAGTACGCCCGCGACGTGGTGCGTGGAAAGATTCCGGTGTGTCGGTATACGTTGCTGGCCTGCCAGCGTCACCTCGATGATCTGGAAAAGGCCACGAAGAAGAATTACCCGTTTAAATTCGATAAGGACAAGGCCGAGAAGGCCGCCAAATTTATCCAGTTGCTGCCGCATACAAAAGGTGAATGGGCGTTTAAACGGATGCCGATCACCCTGGAACCCTGGCAGCTTTTCAGCATTTGCGCTGTATTTGGCTGGGTACATAAAAAAACAGGGTACCGACGTTTCCGCGAGGCTTATAACGAAATACCTCGTAAAAACGGTAAATCGGCAATGTCAGCGGGCGTGGGGCTGTTTATGTTCGCGTGTGATGACGAGTTCGGCGCAGAAGTGTATTCCGGTGCCACTACAGAGAAACAGGCCTGGGAGGTATTTCGCCCGGCGCGCCTGATGGCACAACGTACCGAAGCACTACGTGAGGCGTTCGGTATTGAAGTGCATGCGCAAAGTCTGAGCCGCCCGGGAGATGGTGCCCGGTTTGAACCTATGATCGGCGATCCGGGTGACGGTGCATCGCCGAGCTGCGCGCTGATTGACGAATACCACGAACATAAAACCGATGCGCTTTACTCGACGATGCAAACCGGGATGGGCGCCCGGCGTCAGCCGCTGATATATGGCATAACCACCGCGGGCTATAACATCGAGGGGCCGTGTTACGACAAGCGCCGTGAAGTGGTAGAAATGCTGGAAGGCATTGTGCCAAACGACGAGCTTTTCGGGATTATTTACACTGTTGATGATGATGACGACTGGACTGATCCGGCGGTGCTGCGCAAGGCAAATCCCAATATGGGGATTTCTGTCTACAGCGAGCATTTGTTATCGCAGCAGCGCGCTGCCATCAACAACCCGCGCAAAGTTGGCGTGTTCAAAACCAAACACCTGAATATTTGGGTGGCGGCAAAAGACGCGTTCTTTAATTTAGTTAACTGGCAGAAATGCGAAGACAAATCCCTGACTCTGGAGCGCTTCGAGGGGCATACCTGTGTTCTTGGCTTTGACCTGGCACGTAAGCTGGATCTGAACTGCATGATCAGGCTGTTTACCCGGAAGATTGACGGCAAAACGCATTATTATTGCATCGCTCCGAAATTTTTCGTGCCGTATGACACTGTTTACAGTGCCGACGTCGCCGATCAGCGCACCGCAGAACGGTATCAAAAATGGGCCGAGGCCGGTTATCTCACGACGACTGACGGCGCGGAAATTGATTACCGCGAAATTCTGGAGTCGGCAAAAGAGGCAAACCGGCTTAACGCTGTCGAAGAATCGCCAATTGACCCGCATGGCGCCACAAACCTTTCGCACCATCTGGCAGATGAAGGTCTGAGTCCGATAACGATCACGCAGAACTACAGCAATATGTCCGACCCGATGAAAGAGCTGGAAGCGGCTATCGAGGCCGGGCGCTTTCACCATGATGGCAACCCGGTTTTAACCTGGTGTATCAGCAACGTGATCGGCAAACACATACCTGGCGACGAT